CTCCTGGAGCCAGATCAGCGACTGACGCTTGTTCATATCGCCCACGAGATCGCCAACCCACCAAAGGGGGGAGCCGACCGGCCGGCTATCTGGGGAATTGGAAACCAGCGGCACTTCAACCGTTTGGTTCGGGGGGGTAAGCGCCATAGGGGGCTCCTTAGAAAGTTATGAGGCGACCCCGCTTCTTCTTCTTGAACCGCCGCAGGAGCAACGTTCCTGCCCGTGGTGATTGGGTAACTCTTGATTCTTCAGCACCTTCTGCCCTGCCGGATCTGCCGGATGACGCTGAGTGGTCGGAACGGGCGATGGATGCGTGGTCTCGCTGGCGCGATGATCCCGCCACGTCTGTTTACACGGCTGCGGATGTCGCTTTCGCCTTGGACACGATCCGCCTTTACAACGAGGGCATGTCTGCTTCGATGGCGAAGGAGGTCCGCATGAGAATGACGGATCTCGGCCTGACCCCGGAAGGTAAGCGCAAGTTGCGTTACCGCGTGGAGGAATCGGACGACGTGGCTGGCGCTAAGCCGGTGGCCCGTCAGCGCCGTAGCCACGGTCGACGTACCCGCCTTTCCGTTGTGAAGTAGCGGCGTTATGCCGTTGCCGACTTCGCCTCTCCCCGAGGTTGATTTTCCGACCTTGGGTTGGCAGATTGCCGACTGGATCGAAACGTTCCTTTGTCATGGCCCTGGCGATGTCGAAGGCGATGCCTTCGAGGTTGACGATGAGATCGCCGCGTTCATCGCGTGGTGTTATCGCGTCCATTCCGAGGGCGAGGATGAGGAGGGGCGGCGTCAGGTCCAGCGGGCCATCCTCTCGAGGCCGAAGGGCCGCGCTAAATCGGAAATTGCAGGAGCCATTGTGTGCGCGGAGGCTCTTGGTCCCGTGCGTTTCAGCCATTGGGCCGCGGAGGGCGAGGTTAGCGATTGGGGTTACGAGTTCGCGGAGGGTGAGCCGGTCGGTAAGCCTGTCCGTTCCCCGTATATCCGGTGTCTCGCCACTGAAGAGGACCAGTCGGGCAACACTTACGACAATGTTGTTTCGATGTTGACGCAGGGGCTGGCCGGCGAGCATTTTGGTTTGAAGATGGGCAAGGAGGTCGGCATCACCCGCGTTTTCTTGCCGGACGGCGGTGAGATCACCCCGTCTACGTCATCCTCGGCGGCTAAGGACGGCGGTAAGGAAACGTTCGCGGTAGCGGACGAAACGCACCTTTATACGACGGACCAGCTTCGCAAGATGTATCGAACGGTAGCCAGGAACACGGGCAAGCGGAAAGAGGGCGAGCCGTGGATGCTCGACACGACTACCGCGTGGCAGCCGGGTGAGCGTTCCATCGCGGAGCTCGCGTCCGACAAGTACCAGGGGACACCTGTTGCGGAGGCGGTGCTGAAAACCGGCGTTCTTTACGATCACCGTCAGGCACCGGAACCAAAACGCTTTAACGTGGACGCCTCGCTCATCAAAGCGATGAAAGACGGCTACGGCCCCGCGGCGGAGTGGATGGACTTCAAGCGCATCGTGCGGATCATCCGTGACGCCGAAGATCCCGAGGCCGAGGCATATCGTTATTGGCTGAACCGTCCCCGCCTTGCCGGTACGCAGTGGGTGTCCGCGAAGCAGCTAGAGGACATTGTTGCTTCCCGTGAGGTTGCCCCCGGTTCGTCAATCACCCTTGGTATCGACGCATCCGAGTACGACGACCACACGGCGCTGATTGGGTGTACCGAGGACGGCTATTTGTTCCCCGTTGGTATCTGGGGTCGCCCGGAGGACTTGCCGAAGGAGATTCCGTGGGAAGTGCCGATGGAGGAGGTCGACCAGACCGTCCGGTGGTGCTTTTCCGAGTTCAACGTCGTGAGCCTGTACGCCGATCCGCCGTGGCTGGCGGAATACCTGCCGAAGTGGGCCAGGGACTTCGGCGAGAAGCGCGTCACGGAGTTTTGGACGAACGTGGACACGAAGATGGCTGTCGCGTCCGGTGCGCTTCGCACCGCTATCCGTCAGCAGACGGTGGCGCTCGGAACCGATGAACTCAGGACACATAACGACCTTCGCAACGGCAAACCGCTTTTCATCTGGCATCTCGAGAACGCCAGAACCCGCAAGGTCAAGATCAAGCTCGAGGACAAGGCCGAAGAGGCTTACATCGTCACTAAAGACCGCAGGGGCTCGCTGAAGAAGATCGACTCTGCCCCCGCCGCAATTCTCGCGTACCGCGCCCGGAACGACGCCCTGAAGCTGGGTGAGTTCAAGAAGAAGAAGCGGGGTCGCCTCATAACTTTCTAAGGAGCCCCCTATGGCGCTTACCCCCCCGAACCAAACGGTTGAAGTGCCGCTGGTTTCCAATTCCCCAGATAGCCAGCCGGTCGGCTCGCCCCTTTGGTGGGTTGGGCATCTCGAGGGCGAGATGAACAAGCGTCAGTCGCTTATCTGGCTCCAGGAGGATTACTTCGCGGGTCGGCACAAGATGACCTTCGCGTCCAGCGCGTTCCGTGAGGCGTTCGGGCAGATGCTCGCGGCCATTTCTGACAACTGGATACCGCTAGTCATCGGTGCGTCGTGCGAGCGTCTGAAGCCGCAGGGTTTCCGGTTCGGTAAGGACGCCAAGGGTGATGATGAGGCGTGGCGGATCTGGCAGGAGAACCAACTGGACGCTGACGCGGCCCTGGCGTTCACCGAGGCCGCTAAGCACGGGGAGTCTTACTTGCTGGTGTGGCCGGCGGAAGATGCGAAGCCGAGGGGCATTTTCGGTCGCATGTTCTCCAAGCGTTCCAGCGAGCCGGTGCCGCGCATCACTGTGGAGCATCCGTCGCAGATGATCGTTGCCCGTGAGGGCGGGGACCGTCGCCGTCGTGCCGCTGCTTTCAAGCGTTGGGAAGAGGAATCCGGGGAGATTTTCGGCACTCTTTACTTGCCGGACGAGATCCACTATTTCACGCGGAAAGACAACGGTTGGAAGATCCGTCGTCCTGCCGCTAAGAACAAGCTCGGTGTGGTGCCTGTGGTGCCTTTGGTCAACGAGCCGCAGATGCTTCCTTGTTATCCGCCGACGGCGCTCACTCAACTGCCCCACGGCGTCAATCCCCATTCTCATGTGGGGCTTGGCCGTTCCGATCAGGTTGACATCGTTTCGACCGTTGATCAGATCAACAAGCTTTTGTCTGACGCGATGGTTGCGTCAGAGGTGGCCGCGTTCAAGCAGCGGTGGGCGACCGGCCTGGAGGTCCCCGAGGATGAGGAGACGGGACTTCCGCAGGAACCTTTCAAGGCGGCGGTTGATCGTTTGTGGATTGGTGATGGTGAGAACGTCAGGTTCGGCGAGTTCGCCGCCACGGATCTCAGTAATTACTCGGGCATGATTGAGCAGCGCATCCAGTCGCTCGCGGCCCGCACCCGCACCCCGCCCCATTACTTGCTCGGGCAGATCACAAACGTTTCCGGTGACGCCTTAAAGGCGGCGGAGGCCGGGTTGTCATCGAAGACCAACGCGAAGAAAAACAGTTTCGGCGAAGGGCTCGAGGAGGCCATCCGTCTCGCGTTCGCCTGGATGGATGATGACCGGGCGATGGACTTGTCGTCCGAGGTTGATTGGGCACCGTCGGAGGCCCGTTCGGAGGCCGAGTATGTCGATTCGCTGGTGAAGAAGATGGCGTTCGGCGTCCCGAAGGAGCAGTTGTGGGCCGATGCCGGCTACTCGCCGCAGCAGATCGCAAGGTTCAAGTCCATGTTGGTCGAGGAGGGCTTGAGGACCGATGTTTTCGGGCCCGCCCCGGTTGATCCGAACGCCCCGGACCCGAACGCTCCCGTAACGCCCGATGTCCCAACTAGCTGACCGGCACATTGAACTGAACGCCGCGCTTCGTAAGCGCACGGTTGCCGCCGTCACCCGGATTTGGGAGACGTTGCCGGAATACAGGGACGCGACCCTTTCAACGTGGCTGTCTAGCGCCGTGCCGGTTGTCCAGGCCGCTCAACGGGCGGAAATAGCACTTACTCAGGCGTACATTGCGCGGTCGTTGGGCCGCGAGGTGTGGGGCGTGGAGGCCGAGAAGATCATCGCCAACTACCGCAACGGCACCCCCTACAACGACGTTTACACCCGCCCATTCCAGACGGTGTGGACCGCGCTGTCTGACGGCACCCCCTTTGACGCGGCCAAGGCACAGGGCCTCGCCCGCGCAACCCAGACCGTAACGACGGACATCCAGCTCGCCATGAGGGACACGCTTACGATGGTCAAGGTCCGCTAGTGGCCGACGAGATCATTTGGGGTTATCAGCGCGTAGCGGACGGTGACGCCTGCGAGTTCTGCGCCATGCTCGACGGTGCTCAGTTCCGCACGGACGATCCCATGCCGATCCATCCCGGCTGCGGTTGTGGCGTGGAGCCGGTGGAATACACAAGGCTGAACAAGGGCAAGAAGGCACCAAAGCCCAGGAAAGGCTCAACGCCCGCAAAAAGAATCACGGGTGAGGCTGGTCCGGACATGAAGCGCGGGATTGAAACAGCGGCCAAGCAGATTGACGACACGCTAGACACATCGTCCGTCCCCAACGAATTAAAATATCGGGAGCAGGGCGACGGGTCTTGGGGAAATTACGACGTCTATACCGGCAAGGTTGAAATTGACCCGACCATCGACGTTGACCTCGCAAAAATGTCGTATATCCACGAACGCGGGCACCTAGCGGACCTCCCCCCCGAAATTAGCAAGATCAAGGTGACCGCGGCCAAGATCACCACCAAGACCGAGCTGACACCCGTGGAGGCTGCCGCCCGCGAAGCGTTGCTTGCCGAGATCAAGCAAAGCCCCACTTACAAAGCGTTGCAGGCTGCTAAAAAGGCCATCCCAGAGAACTTCGCAAATCCGGCAACCCGCAAGCGCATGAACTTTTGGCTCAATTACCTAATGAGCGACCACGAACTGATCGCACGGGCATTTGCCCAGCATGTCGGCACTAGCCACCCTGGACTGAAAACGGCTTGGAAAAAGTTTAGTGAGGGATACGCTCGTGACACGGGTTACGCATCAAGCAACAACATCTGGGCAGATGGCGAGTTCGACGCCATCCGCTCTTACTTGGTCAAATACTTTGACGTGAGGGGAAGGCGCTAGATGCTTCCGGCAGGCATTACACCGCAGCAGGAAAACGCTGTCAACGACATCATCGACAGCGCCGTTGCTACCCGCACCGCGATCAACACAATCGCCAACATATTGGGCGTCCCGGCTCAGTCGGTGGCGGAGTATGTAGCGATTGCCCGCACCGGCACTTTTGACCTTGTTCCAGACGGGGAGACGCCACCCATGGCAGATGGTGACACAACCCCGACGCCCACCCCGGAGGGCATTGACATCCACCAGCACGGCGAGCTCGGCCCTGTCATTGCCGATCCGTCACACGACTTTTCCACACAGCAGAAGTAAACCCTACGGCGCTTCGATAGCGCCCACATAAGGAGCCATTCGTATGGACCCCGTAGTTGAGACGCCCCCGGTGGGCGAAGCAGAACCCGATGCCCCGATCAACGCTGAAGCGGCGGTCGAGGACATCGCGGCACAGGCCGACAAGCCCGATGCCGTGAGCAACGCGATCAAGGCGGAGCGCGAAGCCGCGAAGAAGGCCAAGGCCGAACGCGACGAAGCTCTCGCCAGGATCAAGGAGTACGAGGACGCGCAGAAGTCCGAGGCAGAGAAGCGCGAAGAGGCGCTTGCCGAGTCCCAAAAGGAGCTCGAGGCACTTCGGAACCAGAACCGTCAGCTTGAAGTACGGCAACTGCGGGCTACCGTTGCTGCCGAAAAGAACCTCCCCCCGAAGTTGGCTGACAGGCTGACCGGGGAGACCGTCGAGGAGATCCAGGCTGACGCCGACGCTCTCCTTGAAGACCTGGGACCCCTCTCAGGCGAAACGCCCCCTCCCGGTGACGGTGGCGCACGCACCCCCGTACCTCCGAAGGATCTGGATGACCAGATCGCCGAGGCGGAACGGAAGAGCGATTTCCGCACGTCAATGAGCCTGAAAAACCAGAAGCTTCTTCTGGCGTCTCGGGCATAACACAAGGAGGCCATTATGGCCGGAATCACAGGTCAGGGCGATACCTTCGACCTTCCCAATTACACCGGGGAACTCCTCGCGATTACCCCGCAGGACACCCCTCTGCTCTCAGCCATCGGTGGTCTCACCGGAGGTTCGAGTGTCGATTCGACGGTGTTCAGCTGGTCCACCTACGATCTGCGTGACGCTGACGAAGCCCGTCAGCGCCTCGAAGGTGCGGACGCACCGACCGCTACGGCACGGGTCCGTTCGACCGTTCGTAACGTGGTCGAGATCCACCAGGAGCAGCTGGAGATCAGCTACACCAAGCAGGCCGCCATCGGTCAGATCGCATCGAATGGTTCAAGCCATCCGTACGGTGTCGCCGGCACCGGCTCCAACGCCGTGACGAACGAGGTTGACTGGCAGCTCCAGCAGCACCTCGTTCAGATCGCTCGGGATGTCGAGGTCGGGTTCATCAAGAACACGATGGTCGAGCCCGCCAACAACTCCACCGCTCGCAAGACCGCTGGACTGGCGTCCGTCATCACCACCAACGTCAAGAACAACGCTGACACCACTCTCGACAAGGACGACGTTCTTGACGTGATGCAGCTTTGCTACGACAACGGTGGCCTGATGGAAGGCGAGACCCGCGTTCTGATGGTCGGTTCGACCCAGAAGCGCGCCGTCTCCGAAGCGTTCGTCAACGCCACGGACGGTTACCGCTGGCAGGACAGCAACGTCGGCGGTGTCAACTGCCAGTCGATTGAGACTGACTTCGGCAAGCTGAACGTCATGCTGAACCGTCACGTCCCGTCGGATGAGGCGTATGTCCTCTCCCTCGAGGATCTGGATGTCTGCTTCCTCGAAGTACCCGGCAAGGGTCACTTCTTCGTGGAGCCGCTGTCCAAGACTGGTGCTGCTGACAAGTACCAGATCTACGGCGAGATCGGCCTGAAGTACGGCAACCAGCGCAAGCACGGTCGCC